CCTGCCGCACCATTGTTCCCGGCCGTGTCGGATCCGCTTCCCACTGGCCCAGCTGCAGTCCGCCGCTCTGTCCGTCCCCGGCTCCTCTTCCGGTGTATATGTTCGCTCTCTTCTGGTTGGTTGGATCATTCTGGATCTTCTGGATGATCGCTTCTCCTGCGGTCTTCGGCGTGCCGGTCTGCTTCTCCGTGCTGGTTCCCGTAACCGCGCGGATTGCATCCAGATAAAAGTTTGCTCCCTGATTTCCTGCCATCTTCTCTGTCCTCCCTGGTTTGCTGAAGGGGGAGTCTTCCCCGGACTCCCCCTGTTTTTGTTTTCCGTTCTCGCTTCAGAACTTTCCGCTCGCGCCGGAGTATCCGTTCGCGTTGACGCTTGTGTTGCCGCCCGCCAGTGCCGTCTTCGCCGCCGCGGTTCTTGCATGGCCGTCTTTATCGTACTTTACCGCCGCCGCCAGCGCTGCCGCCAGTGCCGCTGTGCTGGCCGGTGTCTTTTTCGCTGCGGTTCTTGCTTTCCCGTCAGCCTGGTATTTTGCTGCGGCTGCCAGTGCTGCCGGGTCTTGAGCTGAAGCGCTCCCTGTATCCGCGCTGCTCTTCGCCGCTGCCTTCTTCTGCTTTACCGCTTCATCCAGAAGCGCCTTGCGCCGCTGCATCGCTTCGCCCTGGTTGATCTTGCCTCGCCTCAGATCTCCGTCGATGGCTGCCAGCTGCGCCTGGATTCCTGTGCTTCCCGGATTAACCAGCTCCGCTGTCAGAGAGTCCTGCTCTTCCTTCGTGATGTCGCCCTTCCTGGCTGCGGTGTTAATGAATGCCAGCGTCGCGCTTGTGGCCTTCTCTGCCGGAACGATCTTTGTTGTCTGCTTTCCGTTCACATACGCTGGGACCGTTACCTTTCCGGTTTTGATTGTCTGCTCGTTCGTTGTAATTCCAGTGTTGCCCAGGCTGACGTTGCTGTATCCTCCGCCACCGCCGGAGTCTCCGGATCCGGTGTCTCCGCCGATTGTGCCCGCCGTGGCCAGCAGGTCCAGCAGTGGGCCTGTGGCCTGTCCGGTCTGCTGGTAGATGGTCATCGCGTTCTGGAACTCCTGCTGTGCGTCCGCTACAGCGTCGCGGTCTCTCTGATACTCCGCGTTCACCATGTCGAGGTAACGTTTGTAATCGCTTTCGTCCTGGCCCTGGATGTTCTCCAGTGTGTTCTGCAGACGGTTGTATCGGTCGGTGTACCTGCCGTACTGCGTAGCGTCCTGACCCTGCAGCTGGCTCAGGTAGTTGTTCAGTCGGTTGTACCGGTCGGCGTACCTGCCGTACTGCGTAGCGTCCTGGCCCTGATACGCGTTCAGGTTGCTCAGGATCTGGTTGTATCGGTCCGTCCAACGTCCGTACTCCGTCTGATCCTGATCCTGCAGTGCACCCAGGCTCTGCAGCAACTGCGTGTATCTGTCTCCGTGCCGTCCATATGCCGTCTCGTCCAGTGCCATCAAATCCTGCAGGTTCTGTCCCAGCATATTGTACCGGTCTGTATACTCCCGATACTCCTGTCCCCGGTCGGTGTCCATCGCACCCAGCGCCTGCAACAGCATGTTATAGTCGTTCATGTATTCGCTGTAGGACTGGTTCCGCAGCTCCGGGATCTTGTCTGCCAGCTGCCCGGCGTAATAGTTCCCGGCCTGTCCCGCCGCACTCATCGCGTAGCTTGACGGTACACCGCCGGTCATGGCTGCCGCTTGAGCAAGAGCGTTCTGTGTCGCCCGGTCTCCTTCTCTCAGGTACTGTTTCCGATAGGCGGAATACTGTGGATCCGTCTCCGGGTCATAGCTAAACGCTTCCCGGTTCACAATGCTGTCCAGCAGTTTCTGATAGTCATTCTGTCCGCTGTAGGCGAATGGTCCGTATCCGGTGACCGCACCCAGCGCCTCCGCGATCTGATCCGCGTACTCTGATTCATATGGCCCGTAGTTTCCGACCTGTCCCAGCAGATTCCGAATCTGATCGCCGTATGCAGAATCATATTCCCTGTAGTTCTTCGCCTGCTTCAGCAGATTGTCGATGGTCTTCTGATACGGAGAACTGTAGTCCTTGTAGTTGCCGATGCTCTTCAGGGTCTTGTCGGTCTGCTTGGTGTAGTCGGACTTGTAGTCTCCGTAGTTGTTCACTGCGTCCATGGCGTCCGCGATGTCGCTGCCGTAGCTCGATGCGTAGCTTCTGGTTCCGCTCTCGCCGTTCCAGTAGATGCCGTAGTCCTTCCTCAGCTGGTTCATCGCCTCCGTCGCGAGGAGCCGCTGCTCGTTGGTCTTGGCGTTTCCCTGATCCCGCATCAGGCTGATCATGCTCAAGCCAAACTCCGGGTACTTCTGTGCCAGCTCCATATCGTTTCCCGTAAAGCTCAGTCCCGACTTCTTCAGCGCCTTCGAAAAGTCGTCATAGGTATAAGGGCTTGTCGTCTTGGTTGTCTTCGTTGTGGTTTTGGTTGTGGTCTTTGCCGGCGTCGTGAAGCTCCCGCTCGGATTTCTCAGGCTGCTCATCTGACTGTTCAGGTAATCCAGTTGTCCCCGCCACTGGCTGATCCCCGCCTGGTCGTTCGAGCCGTACGCCTTGCTCAGGTTCTTGTTTGCTTCGCTGATCTGTCTCCCCAGATCCGCCCGCTGTGCTCCGTAATCTCCTCCGTAGGAACTCGCCGTCGGTGTTGCGCTTGTCGTCTTGATCTTCGCCATCTTCTCTCATCTCCCCTTACTGTCTCCCCGGCTGGCTCTTCAGCTCGCTGCCGACGTAGTATTCTCTCGTGATGCTGTAGATCTTGCAGCCGCCGTTCCCTTCGATCCTCATCCGATAGTGATCCGCCCGCCGCGGGATAATTGCCAGGTAATAGCTTCTCTTTCCCGCGTCCTCGACGGTTCCTCCCGCCGGTGTGATCCATTCCCCGTTACTGTCCATCATCAGCTTCACCGTCAGGCTCGCGCCCTCATCCAGATCCACCCGGATCTGGATTTTGCTGACGCCCTTCTTGTTCGGACTGTCGTCTGTGAAGTCCGTAAACTCCACGGACCAGTCGAAGTCGTCCTCTTCCAGGAGCCGCGCCGGCTCTTCTCCGTAGGTGTTCCAGTTCTCCAGGAGTTCTCCCAGCTCCTCCTCCAGTTCCATGTGGTTTCCCTCTGCCCAGACGTCTCCCTCGCTGTCCAGGTAGAACAGGTTCCCCTTCCCCTTCAGGTACGCGAAGTTCAGGATCCGCTTTGCTTCTTCCTCATGCCATAGTCCCCGCTGCGTGTCATACACGAACAGGTGCCAGCCCTTCTCTCCTTCCGCCCCCCGCTCCTGCATGCTCACGTAATACTTCAGGCCGTCGCTGCCGCCTACCGCGTTCTTGTACCGCTCTGTCCCGAAGCTCCGGTTCAGTACCGACGGCACACCGCCCATGTACATGCAGATCCCGTTGTCGCTCAGGTAGAACAGCATCTCTCCTGCGATGGCTAGGCTCTTGTGGCTTCCCGCTGCCACGCCTAGGGTTGCGCTCTCGATGAGTTCAAAGTTTGACGGTGTACTGCCGTAGATTCTGCAAACGCTCCGCTCCTTGAAGAAGCAAGGGTAGCTTCCGTAGCTGCAGCCGCCCGTGAATGGATCGCTGGTGTTTGTGCTGGCGGTCCAGCTGTCCGTGTCCAGCCCGTCGTATACGTTCCAGTTTCGCGGATCCCCTAGCTTGCTGGCGTAGATCGTGTTCCCGTCGCAGCCCCACAGCCGGTTCCCGTGTTCGAAGATGAACTTCAGCTTCGGTACCACCCGCTTCAGCGTGATTGTTTGCTGCAGGATATTGCCCGTGTTTTGGAAACTGTTTTCATAAAAGTGAAGCTGTGTCCCTTCAATCTCACGGATGATCACTGTTTTGTTGTTTGCATCTCTGATGCTCCCGCTGATCGTGATCGCGTCTCCGACCCGGAACAGATCTGCGATTCCCTGATACCCGGTCTCGATCGTGTTTGCTTTCGCGTCCTCTCCGTACAACGTGCCGTCCTTGAAATACGCACCTGTCAGGGTGACGCTTGCGCCCAGATTCGTCAGCTCGTCCCCTTCCGGCTTATAGGCCATCATGTCCGGCGCGATGATGATCTCTCCATTCATCTCTACAAAGCTCCGGTCCTCTTCCTCGCTCTGGAAGATATAACTACTTTCCCTGCCGTTGTACCACATGGTTATTCCATCCATCCACAGCAGCTTCCTGCCTGCCCACATGCCGCCCGGCTTTCCCTGCCAGATGATGTGTTCAACAGGCGGATCCGTTTTCTCCCAACTTGCCGGCGGTGCGATACGGATTCGCTTTCTTCTGGTCGCCACCAATGGATAGTAGTTGCTGCAGAGATTCTCCATCTGATAGATCTCACCGTCTCCCGCACCCGGGTTATGGTTCAGCCCGCCAAACCTCGTCTGTGTTCCCTTCCGGATTCCGTCCGAATACGCAGGCATCGGGAATTTATCGCTCATCCCTGCTCCTCCTTCCCCCGAGGCTTATGCCTCTACTGTGGATTCTCCGTGTTTATAGCACTCGCTCATAATGAGAAATCCTTCGCTCGTGAACAGGACTGCTGCGTGTTCTGCCGTGTCACTCAAAGCCGCCTCAGACATGATCTCATGCCACTTGCTCTTGGCCTTGAGCATCGCTGTGTCTTCGTTTTCATCGTACAGCCAGAAGACGTTGTGCTCAAACTCTCCGTTGTGTTGCTTCTTGATTTCTACGACATAATTCTGATACATGCTTTACTCCTCCTTATAAGTCGCAGAGTTTGATGTAGTCTGCGCTTGCCTGTGCAGAAAGTGACGTTCCGCTGTTCTGATATGCTCCGAAAATATATGCGGTGTTTGCTGTCAATTTAATAATTTTTGTGAAATGCACAATGGTCTTACTGCCAGACGCTGCAGCCACTTGTGTTCCGGTATAGTATGCAGCCGCCGAAGACGGAAGTGCTGTGTTGAAGCTAATGCATCGTCTTCCTGATGCGTTTGCACCAAATTCGCAGTGAAATACAACAAGCCACACACCGGGGACGAATGTAACAGTCTTAAGCGATGTCCACTTGTTGTTATCTAGAGAACCGTTATATATGCTGGTGTTTACCGTTGGGGCGTCAATTGCGTCAATACCGATAGCATCCCTGAACGCTGCTGGGTTTGATAAATTGTATGTGACAGCTCCGCTTTTGTTCATGAACAATTCAAACACTGCGCTTCCAATTTGATTCCCGGACGAATCACGGTTGTACACATACATCCCGGTTCCGGTCCTGCCATCTGGCCTCACATCCGTTGAGAAATAGGACATTGGATAGCCATTCTTATCTGTAACCTGAAATCCGCCCCACTGTCCTGAACTGATGTCGTTTGACGCATCCTTAGTATCAACGCTGGAGTTTTGCCGAATCAGGTTACCCGCCATCGTGTCCCCGGCCTTGTTGACAGCGCCGATTGCAGAACGCCAAACTGACGGATTTGTCATTGAGACAGCAGTATCTCCTCGGAACGCTAATTTGCCGTAAAAATTATGCGTTAAACCAAGTCCAGCTGATGTAAAGTCTGTAAAGTCATAGGCAATTGGACTGTTATAGCCGCCACGAAGCAAAAGCTCAGTGATATAATTGCCGCTTGTCTTATTGCTAAGACTGACAATAATGCAGGGGCCAGTTTTGTCCCCGCCCATACTCTGCAAACTACTACTAATAACAGCATAATCATCAGCGCTTGGGGAAGTGCTTATAAACTTAATCCTACCATTACCAAGTGTCATGTCCATAACACTATCAGAATCGGTACTTTTAAGTTCATCTGCATCCGCGACCCACCCGCCAATTTTTACACTCTTCGTGTCCTTATCTGCTTCAAAGATAAGGTTATTGTTTGCGTCGTATACTCTCAGCGCACCGGACGAGATGTTATCTGCGTTCAGGTTTGTGACATTGACTGCACTTGCGTCGATCGTTCCGGTTGTAATGTGCCCTCCGTCAATCACCGTAGTGGTGTCGTCCTTCAGCGGCGTCGTGCACGTTACCGTCCCCGCTACGTTCTTCCGCTGTTTTGCCAAAAACAGCACCGGGTAGCTTCTGCTGTAGGTTGGTCGTTTCAGCGTCCAGGTGTTCTGCACGTCCCCGGTCTGGCTGACCCACGTGGTGTACGGCTGAACAGAATTCGTCCCGCTCGGCTTTGAGATGTAGATGATCTGCTCCTCTGCGCTCGCGCTCGTTCGCAGCGTGCTGACTCCTTCTACCGCTTCCGTTGCCTTGTTGTACGCTGCCTTTGCAGCTTCATACGAACTGGACTGACTGACTTCGGAGTAGTCGAAGGTATCGTCGGAATAAATGGTGACCTCCACTCTGTACAGGGTAACGGTTCTGCCGGAGGTGTACGATGGCTCTTGCAGCACCCAGTTCCCGCCCGGTGGCAATGTGGTCGGCTTCGCCGGCGGTGACAGTGTCGAGCTTTGCAGCAGGTAGTAGACGGCAGTGCTGTCAATCGACCGCTCCATTCTCACCACAATGGAAGCTCTCGCAAGTACTGCCATATCAGCTCTCCAGTCTCACCTCATAGGCGGCGCTGTTCGTCACATCCGATGCGCTTACCGTGATGGACGCTCCGTCTTTCCCGGTCATGTACGTGCTGTCCTTGTACCACTTCAGTGTGCCCAGTGCCGTCAGAGCTGTCCCGGTCACTTCAGCCCCGCCCTTGAATACATGCGCCGTCAGAGTGACAGACCCGGTGTTGTTCTTGAACACAGTAGCACCGCTTGAGGAGATGGAGATGTTGATGGCGTCAGCGCCATTGGCTCCGGTCTTTCCGGCAACTGCGTAAGATACTGCCGTCGCCCCGTCGGAATAGGTGTTCGTGGTCTTTGTCCAGCAATACTGGGTCGTGGTCGGGGCTTGCGCAGTGTCGTTCCACGTCCCCGTCGGTGGAGTTGTCCCGTTGGTGGACAGCTGGTACTGCACTTTTGTGTTCGTAACGGTCGGGCTTGTTCCGTTCGTGCCGTTCGTGCCGTTCGTGCCATTTACACCTTGCCTCGCAACAGAATAGGCAACTTTATTGTCCGAGAAGGTAATCCTAGTCCAGAGATACTGGCCCTGTCCTACAGACACGTCCGAAATATTGGTTTGCCACGTCCCGGTTGGGGCCTGAGTGTTGCTGGTACCGGCCTGATATTCCGTCTTTGATACTGTTACACTGGTTCCCGGGTTGCCCTGTATGCCCTGTTCACCAGTCTGGCCAGTCAGTGCGATAGAGAACGGGATGGTCTTGTTGATCGTCAGGATTCCACTCGCTCCGTCGCTTACACTTACCGGGATGGTAACAGAGCCTCCTGTCTTCGTCCCGGATTTGATCGTGATTGTAACGGGAACAACATTGTTCGAAACCTGTCCGACTGTGGCAGTAGCGCTGCTCTGTCCGCTTGGGAAGGTCGGTGTTCCGACACTCGGCGTCAGCTGAGTGCTGCCACGGTATGCACTGACGTTGACAACCACGTTGACCGCTGCCGTCAGGCCGTCCTTGCCTCCGTTCAGGGTAATGGAATCCTGTGACAGAAAGATGCTTACAGCATCCGTCAGGTCCATGATCGTAATCTGATTCTGAGCTTTTGTAGCCATACTCTTAAATCTCCTTAATCTGTTATCAGTTCACACGCAAACGTGACCTTGACGTCTACGTCTTCTGCGCTGCATATAAAAGTAAATCCGTCATCCAGTATCCGGCTGTCATCCGCTGAGATAATTCCGTATCGGTCATCATCCATCCGCTGCCAGCTCCACTGTAGCCTTGCATTTGAGCCGAAGACCGCCCGCATTCTTTCCGCATTCGTTATTCTTTCTCCGCGTTTATAGATCACTACAGTCAGCCTGGTCTCGACCATGTTGTTTTTGAAGACGGTACCTCTTGAGCTGTCGATGTACAGCAGCACACCGCTTTCCTGTTCAATCTGTTGTTCCAGCCCCTTGTTGACAACTGCTTGTGCTTCCGCGATACTTTTTATTTCCTGGCTTAGTTCTTTATTCCCCACGTGCCGGAACTGGTATCGAATCTGTTCTCCCATTTCCTGCATCGTGTCAATGATTTCCCGGATCTGTTCCTTGTTGTCATCTGAATCCCTTATCCGGATTAGTCTCTGTTCGGCATTCGGATAACTGGAAGGCATCTTTTTCCTCCTTCCCTGATGTCACGGCAGGCAGCTCTCTCCGCTGCCTGCACTTCTCTTTTTAGTTTGGGCCTGTTACTATTCTCTATTCCTTTGGATCCTCAATCTCCGGTCCTGTCAGCAGCTTCTGTTCTTTGGCGAACGCATTATTAAATTCATTTACCGCTGCCTCCAGCATACTTACCAGCTCGTATTCCGTAATGGTGATGCCGTATCCCTCCAGGATGATGGACGCCCGCTGCATCGCCTGCCGCAGTTTCTCCGGCCCGTGCAGATCCACATACACCTGCTCCACAAAACGGACCGCTGTCCGGCAGACACTCTGCTTGATCTCTGTTGTCACATACTTCCGGTACAGCGCCTTCGCCTGCACCCCGAGGAATGCCGCCAGTGCCAGCACCAGCATCGTTACGATCTGCGTCAGATATCCGCTCATGATGTTGTTCATCGTCTTCCTCCTTATACGTGCGCAGCACTTGCCAGTTCATTGATTCTTCGGCTTAGTTCATCCATGCGGACCTCCATCTTCGGTACGCGCTCTGCAAATCCGTTGTGTGTCCGAACCTCCCTCGTCAGCGTTTCCAGTTTGATGTCCGTGACCGCTTGGTACCGTTCCATCATTTCGCCGAGCTTGATGTCCTGAATTTCCATCTGTTTTTTTACCGCTTCCACGGTGTTGTCGTGCTGCTTTTTTGCTGCGTACACGCTTCCGATCAACCCAAGAATTCCCGTGATCAACACCGCGATAATAGTTGTAATAGCTTCTTGCATTTTGCTCCACTCTCCTTCACTCCGTCTTCAGTAGTTTCTTCCAGGTCTCCCGGTCCGCCTTCCCGTCCGGCTCCATCCCCTGGTCTTGCTTGAATCGGTTCAGCCCTGCCTGTGTGTTCGCTCCGAAGTCTCCGTCCACACCGCTCGGCCCGCAGCTGCAGCCCCGGAGGATCAACGCTGCCTGCATCAGCTTCACCGCATTCCCCCGGCTGCCATACTTCAGCTCCGGCAGTTCCAGCTTCCCGGCTGTCTTCCCGGCAGCTAAGTTCATAGAATCCTTCTTTTCTGAACTTACAGTTTCTTTCTCACCGCTAAGCACAGAGTTCTGGATTAAGCCCCAGTTCGGCCGGCCGAATCCCGCCACGTTACTGTCGCCGATGTTGTGCTGCACCCGTGAGACCTTATCGGAGTAGTTCCCTTCCGCCGTGATGAATACGGTTCCGTTTACCTCGATCACAATTCCAGTGTGGTTGATCCCGCCGTTTACCAGGAAGAACGCCTGATCCCCCGCTTCTGGGAAGTGCGTCCACGCTCCGGCCTGCTGGAACAGATGCGCGGAGTTTGCGCAGGCTGCCGTCCCGCCGTAGGTGAGTCTGGATCCCAGGTCGTAACCGAAGGCCGTGAGGTAGCACCAGTTCGCGAAGACGCAGCACCACGGCTGATTCTGTGGATTCCATCCGTACAGTCTCGTGACCATCGGCTCCTGCGCGTACTTGTTCCAGTTGTTCGCGCCCTCCCGGGTTCCGATCTCGCCCTTGGCCACGCTGACCAGCTTCCGTTTCGCTTCCTCTGCGTTCATTACTTCGTCCTCTTCCAGGCGTGCACCACCAGTGCCGTTGCCGTTCCCGTGCCCAGGGTGATCGCCACGGTGTTCCCGGCTGTGTAGGTTTCGCCCGCCGTGACCAGTGCCTTGTCCTCGATTTCCACCCAGGTACCGCCGAATAGAACTGCCGGGCTTGTGCTCTCCGTGCTCAGGTAGATCGCGCCCACCGGATACTTCAGATCCGCCAGCCACTGTTCTTCCGTTCCGCGGTATCCGTGCTTTACTGCCAGCCCATACGCCGTCATGTAGTACGGCGGATTAGTCCACAATCCCAAACTCATCGTCTCCTTCCTCTGTCTCTGTGTTCCCCGGCAGCGCCTCATAGTATCCGCCCGCCGGGTCGTACATGTTTGCGATGTACGCCGAGAACTCGTCCCAGATCCGGTTGAAGGCCTGTGCCGCCGTCGAGAGCTTGTTGTACTCTCCGTTCTTAGAGTCTACCTTCGCCGTCAGATACGCGATGTAGATGTCGTCATATGGCGGATCCACCAGCAGTTCCTTACTGCCGTCTTCCTCCATCGCGGTGTAGTGGAATCGTCTCAGCTCCGCCGGTGCCATCAGGAAGATCTCGCTTGCGATTCTCCCCTCCAGTTGCCCGACCCACATGACCTTCGCGTCCTCTGGGAAATCATTCGGTTTCACCACGTTTACGCGTGTGACGCATTCTTCTATTGTCATGTCTCCCTCCATCTGCCGATGCCGAGCTCCGTCTCCGGAGCCCGGCATTTTGTCAGGTGTGTCTCAGCTCAGATCCGTGCCGCCGGTGATACCGCCGAAGGCGATAAACCTCCAGTCGTTGCCGGTCGCGTTGAATCTGGCGCGGCCTCTCCACACCGCAGCGTCGGTGTTGTCATCCACGTTGCTGCGTACGGTCAGAGGTACACGGTCATTCCAGACCGCGCCGCCGTAGTTCTCGTTGTAGGTCGGGTCAATCAGCGCCCAGGGCTTCGCGCCGCTCGCCAGGAACTGATTCAGGTACGGCCAGATAATCACGGTCCATCTGCCGTACTGGTAGTTGAACGCGTTGTTTGCCGTCTGCGGTTCCTTGTCCGCGCCGATGGCCGCAAAGACATCGTTCTTCATGTCGGCGTCGTTCGGGATCAGGATCGTGGTCGGCGCTACGTCCAGGATCTCGTTGTTGTCGCCGCGGAAGTTCTGCATCTCTGTCTCCACCTTGCCGAGGATGGACGCGGAGAAGGCATTGGAGAAGCAGTTGGACTGCGCCGCTCCCTTCACCTTTGCCGGGTGATCGGTGGCACAGATTGATTTCCCGTCTGCTCCCTTGATGTCAAAGCTCTTGCCGCGGAACTTGATGGTGTTCGCCTTCTGCATGAAACCTGCATAGATCGCGGCGCCGAAGAGCTCCCTGGTTCTCTCATAGCCAGTCATGAAGGCAGCCGGCTGCTTCTTCATGTCCATGAGCTTGGCGTCCTCAATCATCTCCTGGGTGATCTGGAATGAATCCTTCCAGGTCTCATAGACGATCAGCTTCTGATAGCCTTCCTCCATGCTGTCGCTGGGATACGCGCCGTTCTCACCAACCGGGCGGAAGCCGTTCATCGCTGTCATGGTGGTCAGCAGATCACCGTAGTTCTCCGAGGTTCCCATCAGGAACAGATCCTTCAACAGACTGTTCTGGTCAAAGGCCTCGCTCCGCTGCTCCAGGAACATCCGGATCGGGGCTTCGCACTTGCCGTAGATGGTGTTGGCAAGATTGCTGCTTTCACTGAATACAATAGGCATATCTCTTTCCTCCTGTTTCTCTCATTACGCGAAGCGTACCTGGACCGTGCCGCCGGTTGCCGTGTCGTCCAGGTACACGATCTCCGCCACACCGTCGGTGGTGGTTGCCGTGACGCGCAGGCCGTCGGTCGCGATGGTGACCTTGTCCCCCGGCTTCAGGTTGGTGCCTGCCGCAGAGAGCTCCGTCTCATATACGGTGTCGTGATCCACGCGTACCACCGTCACCATGGTATCCGCCTCCACGGCGGTGTTGTGTTCCTCCACACAGATAAACTCCGGCACGTCGCTGCCGCTCGCCTTGGCCAGTTTCCCGCTCGCCAGCTTCATCGCCATGCCGTTCTTCGGGGTGATGGCGCTGCACGGATACTGCTCGAACGGCGCTACATGCCCGTCATCGGTTTTGATATTTCTAAACATGTTTTCTCTCCTCTCACTTTTCTTTCTTGATCCTGTTCTGATATCTCTGGATCTGTTCGTCTGTCGCCTTCGGGTTGAACAGATGGAACATCTCCCGTTCCTCCGCGGTCACGGTTGCACCCGCTCTCCCGCTGATGCTGGTTCCCTTCAGGTGCTTCTTCCCGGTGAGGTTGTTCACCGCGCTCTGCCGTGCTGCCTCCTCGGTTGCCTGCTCCTGTTGTCCCCTGGTTGCGAGATAGTAGGCGTCGGCGAAGTTGTTGCCCCGCTTCACCGCCTCGTAGAATGCCTGGCTGTACGGTCGGTTCATCAGGTCGGATACGTTCTTGATGCTGGGATCCGTCTTCCGGATCTCTTCCAGCTGCCGCTCCACGTCCTGCAGGAACGCCTGCTCCTGCTGCTGGTCCCGTGCCCGCTGCTCCTGCTCCGCTGCCTCTCTCGCTGCCTGCATGGCCGGGTGCCGGTCAATCAGCTTGTTCAGCGTCTCCTGCGTCAGCTTCCCTGACTGCAGGTCCTTTTGAATCTTCTGGTTGTCCTGTTCCTGCCGCCATGCCTGGAACTCCTCCATGTTCGTGATCGGTTCCTTGTTGAAGGGGTTGACGAGCCCTGCCTGCTTGAAGAAGTTTTCCTGTTCCTGCTGATACCTGGCGTCCCGCTCCTCCAGCGCTCTCTGCACTGCGGCGTCAATGGCTGCCTGCTGCTCCTGCTGCCTTCTTCTGGCTGCGTTTTCCCGTCTCTCTTCCGGCGTCTGTTCGGCGGCTCCAGACTCTTTCTCGCCTTCCTCCGGATCCTCTTCCTCCGGACCGGTATCCTCCGGGTTCTCGTCCTCGTTCCCGGTCTCGTCCTCGTTCACATCCTCCACGGTCTCGTTCTCATTCTCCTCTGTCTGATCGGCGACGTCAGACTCTTTCCCGCCTTCGTTCGGCTTGAGGCCAAAGGCTGCGTACAGTTTCTCTTCGGTGATTTCCATGCTGCTCTCCTTCTGTGATTTTTCCGCTCTTCACCTGCGTATAACTGTCGGCATGTTTCCGCTCTCGCCTTGCGTATGGTCATGCATGTTTATTCAGCCCATGCACGTGCTTTACTTCTTGCCGGTGCGGAGATCCTTACCGGTCTGCACCGTGCCCTTCTTGGCATTAGACTTGATCTGGTGCGGGGCCTCCACCTTCTGGGTGCCCTGGTTCTTGATCTTCCCGATGTATTCGCTTCCCATTACGGTCTCCTCCTTTCTCCGGTACTTGAGATTTTTCCGCTGTTCTCCTGCGCGTCGGCATGTTCTCCCTGTCGCCGTGGGTATGCTTCACGGGTTTAACCCGGTGTCGCCATGTTCAGGTTGTCCCGTACCTCACCGGGACCCAGCAGCTCCGGTGCTTCCTCGGTCGGCTCCGGTTCTGCCGGCGGTGTGATCGGCCCGCCCGGTAGTCCACCCGGCGGTCCCTGCTGCGCCGCCTGCATCATTTCCATCTGCGCCCGTTCCGTCTCGGCCCGCTCCTCCAGATACTTCCTGGTTGCGCCCGCTCCCGGATAGTGGAGCTCCTCCATCTTTGACCAGAACAGGATCAGCGTCTCCGTCTGTTTCGGATCTCCGAAGGCTCCGGTCTGCAGGTTCATCCTGGTTTCCTGCCACATCGCCGTGCGGTTTGCCTCGAGCGATGCGTTTGAGTCTACGCTGAACAGGAAGTCGTCGTTCCAGTACCACGCGCCCTCCGCGTCCTGCTTCAGGAAGTCGTACCGGTTGAAGGTCTCGTACACCGTGTCGCCCTTGTGATCCCGGTAGCTCACGCTCCTCGGCTCGTCCGAGTAGGCCAGCTGGAACTTGAACATCAACTCAAAGAGCTCCGCGTATGCCGCTGCTTTCATCACCCGCTTGGATTCCAGGCGTCCCGCGGACTGCGCTGCCTGGAATTCCTTGGCCACGCCCGAGGTTGCCGTCCGGTCCTCTCTGCCCTGAAAGCTGTTCGTGATTCCCAGAATCTGCCGTGCCTCCTCATAGGCGATGTTCAGGTATGCCAGCTCGTTCTCCACGCTGCCCGTGAAGTTGTACGTCGCGATGTACTGACGGTCCTGCACGTTCTTCAGGCGGATGATCTCGTTGTCCTCCGTGTCCATCCGGTAGCTGGCATCCGGCGGCAGTGTGATCCTGGTCCCCGCTTTTACCAGGCGGTCGATGATCTTCTGTTCCATGCGGTTGACGGTGTTCTGCTGATCCTCGATGACGTCTACATCACTGTTGCCCAGCAGCTGGCCGTATACCGACACGTTCTTCTGCAGTACGATTGGCATCCGGTCCGGCTTGTAATACGGTACCAGCGTTGGCTGCAGGATCGGTCTGCCTTCCTCGTCCGTAACATATTTCGCGCCCGGGATCTCTGTCCCGGCTTCCGTCTTGATCGGCAGGAAGATCTCTTCGTACTCGCTCTCCGCGTCTGTCCAGTCGTCCGCTCCGCACCACGGACACGGTCCTCCGGAATACTTCACCGGCTCCACAGGCTCCCCGGCCTGGACGCTGATGCCCTCCATCAGCATGTTCCCCGGCACAATCTCTCCTGCGCTGATGGCTCTCTCCCGCTCAGCCAGCTGTTCCGCCACGCCCAGCGCGCCGGCAAGTTCTGTTTCCAGATCCCGCTCTCCCGTCAGCAGATCCTGCGGAATCAGGCCGCCGGTGAATCCCGTCTCCGGGTTCGGCATCAGTCCCGGCCGCGTCACATTGTTGGAGATGATCTGCCCTGGCGCCGGTCTCCTTCTTCTGCAGCTCCGGCAGACCTCCTGGTGTCTGGCCTGATAGTTCTCGATGTCCTCAAGGATCGTGTCGTTCACCCAAACAAAGCGGTCGATCCCGCCGTCCTCGTTCTTCTCGTAGCCGATGTACTTGGTCAGCATCTCGTCCTGGCTGCTTACGCCCTGGCTGCTCCTCAGCTCCGGCTCCTCTTCGCCCAGGTTGTAAACGTCCACGCCGTATTCCCGGCGGATGCTGCCCTTGGTTGTCGGAGCCTTGATGATGAACCAGTCCATGTCCTGGATCCCTGTGAAAACCCCCGGCTGCGGCGCAAAGAGCTTCGGATGCAGCAGCGTAATTCTCAGCTCGCCCACGGTGGAATGTGTGTGCTGTGTGTTGTCCCACTCCACCAGCCATCCGGTCCCGCCCTGCATGGGTACCGTCCGCTCGGCCATGTCGTTCATGGTCTCGAACGGCAGACGATCCAGCTCGTTTCTCAGCCAGTGCTCGATCATCGCCGCGAGTCTCTCGTCCTCCTTATGCTTGGCCGTCACCTTCGGCGTCGGGATGCTGGAGGAGATCATGCTCTCGATGTTCTCGAAGACGATGTTGCGCACGTGGCTTGTCCGCTTTGCGCTCCCGTCCTTCTTCGTGTCGCCCGGCGTCAGCGGTTTCAGTTTCTTTGACCCGTTGTAGATCGTCTCCCGCTGATCCATCTTTGCCGCCTCGGACGAATACTCCGTGTCGGATCTCGACCGTCTGTCCTGCCAGACCCGCAGCTTCGTCTGGCTGTCAATTTCCATGCCCTCCATCCAGGCAAGGCTTCTGTCGTACATGTTCTCCTCCTTATTCGGGTTCGCCCCAGTCTCTGCCCGATTATTTTTTATAAAAAATAAAAATATAAAAACTATTCGGGTTCGCCCCAGTCTGCTATCATCAGCCGCCGCATCTCCTCCGATGCGTTCCGGTAATCGTCCCACATGTCCTGCGTCCACTTCCGCTTCGCCGCTACGTCCTGGATCCGCACCGTCATGTCCTGTTGCGGCCGGATGTACCATGCGATCGCTAGGCTCATGACCAGGTCATCGTGCGCGCCGTTCTCTGCTTCCGCTCTCCCGTCTGCATTCCTCGTGAAGGTCAGTAACTCCTGGATCGTCTTCTCGTCATGCAGCAGCCTCGTGTGATTTCGCAGCGCCTCCACCAGTCCCGCGATGATCACCGGCCTTGTCCGCATATCCGTCCGGAATCCAAAGCTTGGCCGCAGTCTCCCGGTGTACTCGTCCTCCACTTCCCGGACGTAGATCTTCCGGTATCCCATCTTGTCCAGCAGCTTCACCGGATAGCTGGAGAAGTTCGTCTCCACGCCCAGCAGCGCGTTGTTGTACATCTTGCCCAGGCAGTACAGCTGTCTGGCGTATTCGTCCTCGTCGTACTTGTGGTGCAGCACCGCCGTCTGTTCCCCTGTGATGTTGTCCAGCACCTGCCCGGCGAAGTAGTCGCTGCCGTCTCCCGCCGTGTCTCCCCCGACCACGTACGGTCTTCCGGTCTCCGGTGCTTTGTAGATCGTGATGTCTCCGTCCTCTGTTTCCTCAAAGGCAAAGCCCTGGATGTGGACGTTGTCCTCCGCCATCGTGTAGCGGAAGGTTCCTCTCCTGTGCTTCTCTTCCTTCAGGCTCTCCAGCCGCTCGCTCAGTTCCTTTCCCTGGAACACCGTCTTTCCCGTGACGCCCCATTGTCCGAGGCAATATACCTGGAAGTAATACGGATCCGTGTCCCGGTATCCCTCCAGCACCTTCCGCTGTTCTTCAGGGAGATACCGGTTATCTTTGTACGTGCTCTCGTGGATCAGTGCGTCCGGATCCCGATGGTCGAAGAACCTGGCCTTCAGCCAGTGTGTGATGCTGATCGGGTTGAATGTCAGGATCATCGTCAGGTGATACGGAAAAGGCGTCCTCAGTCGGATGTTCATCTGGTTGAAGTCGCCCCGCTCGATCTCGCTGGCTTCCTCGATCCAGATCCCCGTCACGTTGTAGATGCTCTTGAGTTTCTCTACGTCGTCCAGGCCGGCGAAGATGATCTCGCTCCCGTTTGTGAGCGTGATGTACATATCTCCGCTCTTGCCTTTCGGAATGTACTTCACGCTCTCGCTGTAGTATTCGTACGCCTGGTTCTTCAGCTGTTCAAAGCAGCTCTCCCGCAGCGTCCTGGCAACCTTCCGCACTACCAGCCAGCGGTGTCCCGGCTCCGTGGTGCATCGCTCCAGGATGTAGCGCCCGGCGAAGATGCTCTTGCCGCTGCCGCCTCCGCCCTTCAGAACCATGAAGCGGTGCTGGTCAAAGATCAGGTTCGCGAACGCCTCGTTGTTCGTCGCCTTCCAGTCCCGCCACCAGCGCAGGGTTTCAACCTCCTGCTCTGTCAGCTCCCTCGTGATCATCGTTTGCCTCTTCCTTCAGCAGTGCCAGCAGCTCCGCTCTCTCCTCGATCGGCAGACCCGCGCTCCCGATTGCTCTGCTTGCTCTGGATCCGAGCTCGACTTCCCGCTTCTCGCTGTATCCGTGGTTGTTCTGCAAGTCGAAGATGATCCCCCGCACGTCCTTCCTGGTCAGCAGCTGCTCTTCCAGATACGCGCGCATGCACCCCCGGGCGCGCGTTGTCGTGTCGAAAAATTCCGGATGCTTCTCCGGATCACAGTAGTTTGCCCAGGTGCTCCGGTGGATCCCGAGGAACTCGCAGAGACCAGATACCGTCGGCGGGATGACGTATTCCTTGTGCGTCATCATCTCGCCCAGGTCGTTCATCACCGGCTGCGCTTCATAGATCTTGTGGCCCCGCTCATCCAGTTCTCCGGTCGGAACCTGTTCTGTTACCGGCGCCGTCCGGCTGATGCTCTTGAAGTACCGGTCTACTTCCTCCCGCAGTCTCTTCGCCGTGTATTTCTTTTCTCTGCCTGCCACGATCTCACCTCCGGTTTGTTATTCCTGCTTAAGCATAACAAAAGCGGGCGCTGGATTTCTAACCCATCGCCCGTCAGTCGTATTTACTCTCCCGGATCATCCGGTACATCTCGCAGTTGGCATAGCAGTCCTGGCAGAAGATCTCCAGCTGTCGGATCCTCTGCCTCTCACTCCGGAAGTTCCACGCCATGCTCCGCGCGTCTCCCAGTCCCTCGCATATGATCTTGTGTTTTCTGGCGTCCTCTCCCCGATAGAACGGGCAGCGGATGTTTTGATCTTTCCAGCTCGTCGCCATCCTCTACGCCGTCCGTTTCCTTCCCCGGCGTTTCTGCAGTACAACCTGTCCGCCTCGTACCTTCGGCGGCTCCTCCCAGACGCAGCGCAGATACTTCCCGATCACTCTGCCGTCTTCGTCCTTGGTCTCCTGTACGTCCTTCACCACGCTGTATGGATCCGGCTGCAGGTTCTCGATATCGTCCACCGGCTCCAGCTCCGTGGTGATCGGCTCCGCCATTCCCCTGCAGCAGTGCCACCGCTGCTTCCCTGCCGGCAGGCCTCTCACGTTCTCCACCATGTAGAAAGCCAGCTTGCTGTAGTCTCCCTCGTCGTTGAGCTCCTTGATCCAGACCGTGCCGGTCCCGCCGATCTCTGCCCAGAGCTTCCGCGCAATCTCTATCGCTTCCGAAGGGACGACAATGTGGTGGTGCAGCCTGGCCGGCCGCTGCTTCTCCGGGCTCCAGTTTGCCGTCACCCAGACCGCAGCCTGCTTCTCCCCGGTCTGCTTCGTGTATTCCTTCTTCAGCTTCCTGAGGAACTTCCCCATGTTCTGTTCCGCTGTCTCATAGCTCATGTCCTTCGGGTAGTGCGCGTCGTCATACTTGAGCGTCAGGTACCCGTCCCCTGCCTTGAAGTTCGCGTTGATCTTCCTGGCACAGTTGAGCTCACAGCTCTTCTCGTTGGCCTTGATTTTCTTCAGACTGCTGGCTCCCGCTTTCCTGGTCCCCCTCGGTTTGCGATAGGTCGGACCGATGGAGAACAGCCCTCGTCTGATCTCCATCGTCCTCCCGGATATGATCCTGTATTGCATCAGCTGCCTCATCCTTCCGCTCCCGTTCTATGATGGTGGTCATAAAGTTAGACGCCTAAAGGTCTTATAAGAAACGCGTGCGCGCGTGCGTGCGTTTCTTATAATGCTCTTCAGCTGTCAAGGTTCCGGGTTCTCAGGCAGACGCAGGAATCTCTTCCTGCGCCCGGCTCAGAATCCGGCAGCGGGTGCCGCGTCTCTGCACGTGCTTAACCCGCTGTTGCTATTCTTTGTCTCTGAATATCAGGTAGATGTTGATCCCAATCAGGATGCTAACCAGAATTTGTACCGTCATGTCTCCACTCCCTCTTCACCGTCTCCTTCGTCTTCAATCCATTTCTCAACGAGGGCAGCGGCTTCTTTTATCTTTTTTTCCGGGAGAAACTGCATTAATGCCTGAAGTTCTAGATACTGCCACTTGAGTCTTCTTGCCGCTTCGTGGCAGTATCTTCTGGCATCCATTGGCAGGCTTCTTGTTTGCTCCCCAGATAAGGCGGCTATGATCTTCTCAACTGATAATTCATACATCACTCAGCCCTCCTTCGGTTTCTCGCACCGCTCAAACTCGATCACCCAGACCCACGGATTTGCGTCCCATCCGTAACGTGAAAGGTCTGCGTGCTTTACAGTACTGTCCCACACCATTGCTCCGAACAGCTCCGGGTAGGTATGGTTTATGATGCAGTCCTTGCAATGGTGTGTATAGTAGCAAGGCCCGGGGGGTGTTACGCTATAGTCAATGTGCTCACACGCGGAAATAATGCTCTCTGCTCCCTCGAAGCAGACCCCGTCCTCGTCTATGTCTTGCAGATGCTCTACCCGCACGTCGGTCACGCGCAGAAAAATTCGTGCTGCCACTTTCGGCATGTGAATGGATGGATTCCATTTTCCATTCGGATACCATTTTTCGACAAAACGGTCGTAATCGTCCCGGTCTATTGAATCGGTCCACCCGTTTGCAAAACACACCCGAATACCGTCACCGCCAGCCTTGAACTGAATGTCCGCGTTTGACTCATAGCGGTGAGCCCTCCAGACTTGCCACGTTTCTCTTACATAGAGTGTGTCACCGAGGAGATATGGTGGCGTATATATGCGATGATCGTTTGGTCCCGGCACCTCTATGGACAAATCCATAGCGTGTCGCTTGTCTCCAAGAAGTTCAAGCTTCGCGTTTTTTGGTGGTGTCGGCTTCACCACCCGCCGAGTCACGGTCTTTCTGCCTTTCAGAATTGCTTTGACCATCTCGGTATTGAACAGTATCGGTTTCACGTCTCCTCCTCCGGCGGCTTTGACTTACAGATGCAAAGGATTCTTTTCGTCTGCAATTTTTCAATCTTGTTCTTCACATTGCATCCGAAGCGGATAAGGCTTAAGTTCACCCTTCATCGTTTTTTCCCCTCACCAATTCCGCCAGGGTTCCTTGTAATGCGCGCGGCCGTCGTGCTTCGGTACATAGCCGCCCGCCTTCTTCTCTTCCCTGGCCCTGCGTGCTTTGGCTGCGTCCTTGTTTTCGTACTCGTACAGCTTCAGCACCGGCTTCCACTTGTTGCACATGTGGCAGATCCCACCCGTGGAGAACTTCCCGATCTCATACATGTCGTTCGTTTCGCCGAAACGCGGTGCGCACCAGTCACACAGGCTGATTCTCTGCTGCTTACTCATATCGCTTCAGCTCTCCTTCGATGTCCTTCAGCATTCCCCGAATCACGTCAAGCTCCCGGTCGCCGTCGGTCACCAGCATCCGGATCACGCCTTGCAGATTCCGCAGCGTCTCAATATGCCCGTGCAGTTCTTTCAGCTCTGCGCGGATCCGCGCCGCACATTCTTCGTAGATCGTAAGCTTGCGCCCGGCCGTCAGGATCCTCCCGCAGATGCGGCACCCTTCCGTATTGTCTGGATCGTAGCACTCTTCGCATCCCGGTTCCTTATTTGGTGCAGCCCTGCCTTTCTCCGTGCGCTTCCCTATGTTCTCCGCCTCGGCTGTGCCGACGATTGTTCTCTCCCAGTAGTCCTCATACACTCTGGACCTCAATTTATTCAGCGTGTCGTTTCCGGTTGCCTGTACGTTTGCATTGCTGTTCTCTGTCATGTGTGATCCTCCCTTGGCTCGTTCTTCAGCAGGTGATTCTGACGCCGCCAGTTCAATACCGTCATTGGACTGCAGTGCAGTGCCGCTCCGATCTCTTTGTCTGTGTACCCCTGATCATGCAGGGCCTGCAGTTTCTCCCGGTCGATCTTCTTCGGATTGCTGTGCCGGCCTCGGCCGACGTTTGCCGGCAGATCGTTTTGCTTCCGCCAGTAATAGATTGCGTTGTTCGTGACGCCGATCTTCTCTGCGATCTCAAAGTCGTTCAGGCCCTGCTTGTAGAGCGTCAGCAGCTCTTCCTGCTTGTCCCAGAGTGTCCTCTTCCTGGTTTGCTTCTCCGGCTTTCTCGCTGCGACGGGCTTCTCTTCTGTCCGCTTTTCTGTATGCTTCATCCCGTCTTCCGGTTTGCCCTGTCCGTTCCGCAGGAAGAACAGGCAGTCACCTTCCGTCAGTTCTCTTATGGTTCTTTCCCGCAGCTTATGCTCCGGCCACTCCGGGTGTTTCCTCTCGAGGCGCTCTCTCACCTGTCCCATTCTGGTTTGCTTCCGGCTGTTGGCACGGGCCGCTGCCGTGCTGTAGTTGCAGCAGGTAGCGTTCCTGCCCTGCTTGGTGAGGATGGCTCCCCGGTAGACACAGTTCCTCTTGCACATCAGCCGTGCCACCTCCAGGTAACCGTCGCTGCGGACGCGTTCCAGTTATTCCGGGCGAGGTAATCCCCCGGCGTCCAGGTCAGCCACTGGATGTCTTTGGTCAGTCCGTCCGGCACCACGCCGTTTTCGTAGTAGTCCCGCACGATCTTCTCCGCGAAGGCCCGCACCTCCTGCGTGATCTTCGTGTCGCTGTGGTAGTTCATCCACTGGTCCGGCTGCTCCACAACCTCCCGCAGTGTGCTGCCGTAGTTCCCGCTCATCAGTCTCGCGATGGCCACGCCCAGCTTTGTGCCCCGCATGATCTCGTTCGGTTCCTCCTGGATCAGCTGCGTCGCCGCGTCGATCTCCTGATTCACAAAGGCTTCCCGGCTCGCTTCCCCGCTCTTGAAGTACTGTGCCTGCTCCTGTTCCCGCAGCTCCTGCTTGTACCGCTCCAGCTGGCTTGCGTATTCCACGGCCATCTCCTGCCGCACCCGCGTCTCCGTCCTGGCTTCCACCCCGGCGGAGAGAAGTATCGTGTACACAACGAATCCTGCTGCCGCGATTACCAGGATCCCGTACCGACGTGTAAACCATTCCAGCTTCTTCGTAATCCAGATCCTGATCATGCTCTCCGGTGTCTCCTCTCTGTGTGGCGTCTCCCGCTCTGTCCACTGCGGAACTAATTCCATTGCTTTTTCAACTGTCATGATGTATAATCTCCTTGTCAGTTTTTATCTTCTAATCTTGCCGTGCATCTGTTGGTAGCGGATGCGCGGCTTTCTTTATGCCATCTCCGCAAACAGGTCCAGCTGTCCATATCCCTGCCGCTCCCGTCTCTTCCTCGCCATCTCCATGGCGAAGGCTTCCATCCTCGCGATGGTTCCCATCGGCTTCTCCTCGACCGGTTCCTCCGGCACGACAACCTTGATCTCCTCCGGAATCTCGTCCTCGTCGTCCAGGTAGTTCTTTCCGAAGATCCGGATGAAGTCCTCCGTTGTCCAGTCGTTCTCTTCCATCGCCTTCTTCTGGCCGTACTGCTTCAGCCTGCGGTCGGCCTCCTGATTCCGGTGCACGCTGTTCGGTCCGCCATTGTGGCAGCTGCAGGCGCAGAGCTTTACCGTCAGGCCGTAGCGCTCGCTCTGCTTCCGCAGGCCCGTGCCGTTGAAGATGTGGTGGGTCTCCAACGGCTCCGCCGTTCCGTTCCTCCCGCAGAGGAAGCAGCATTCCCCGGTATATCCAGCCAGGTATTTCGGTATCTTCTTCACAGTACGATCGCCTCCCTCAGTTCTTCGATCGGAACGTGCCCCTTCCGGTGGATCCGTTCCAGGTCGTTCAGCGTCAGCTTCCCCGGATCCTTCATCCTGTCGCATCCCGTCGGCCGGCTGCATCCCAGAACCTGTGCCAGCCGCTCTCCGTTGAATTCATACCCCAGTAGGAGCTTTCGCATTTTCTGGAACGGCTCCGCTCTCTGTTTCAGGTATGGCATCTTCTCACCTCCTACTCGACCAGCTTGTCAATCTTCTTGAAGATCTTCATCAGCAGCTTCTCTGCGTATTTCTTTGCGTCTTGCAGTCTGTTCTTCTCGGCGATCTCTTCTCCGTCCTTCAGCACGAAGTAGGAAGTATATTCCCATGTTCCCCTGTTGTTCGCGTGAGGGATGTTTCTCTTTCTGCTTTGCACGATCACGTTCGTGCCGGCTGCCCGATATGTGATCGTCGTGCCCTGGCTGTTTACCGTGTACTCGACCTTCTCCCATCGAACGTTTGCCATGTCGTTCGTTCTCCTTTCTTTGTTTCCGTTGCCCTTCTGCATTGACAGCAGTTTCTCTTCTCTGCTACAATCCTCACGAGGCTGTTCTCCTCAGCCTCATCCCGCTCCTCGTCCTGCGTTCTCCTCCCGCTCCAAGTGGAAAGGAGGTGAAACTCATGGCGAAGAATTCTGTGCGGACGTCAAAGTCAGTGGCGTCCAAAGCAGGGAAAGCTCTGAACGATGGTCGTACTTCCAAGACCACCAAAAGCCTGGCCGGCTCAGTGCTTTCCAATCGGAAGCCCACTTCTAAGAAGTGAGCTCCGGGAAGTCCGTCCGGTTTTCCGGGCGGGCTTTCTGCTGTCAATGCAGAAGAGCAACGATTAGAGTTCATCATGTTTCGTCAAGGCGAAACATGTACATCCATGTTATAACATGGCAGCGCACGATTCGTGCGGTTCTTGATTAAAAAAAATAGCCGCAACAGTGGTGTGATAGTAATCCGCCAGCGCCATCTTTGTCTGATCCCTGGGCACCCTCGCCCCGTTCTCATACATCTGCAGTGCTGATACGGATACACCTACTGCTTCAGCTACAACTGCTCTTGGCGTATTCCCTCTCAGGCTTCTCAATCTTGCTCCGATCTGTGCATTACTCACTTGGTGTTCACCTCCCGCACGTTTTGTGTGATTTCAATATAGCACAGGCTCTTTCCTTTGTCAACACATTTTGTGCTTTTTCTTTCTTGCTTTTTCACACGTTACGTGTTATATATATAATGGAGGTGACAGATATGCAGTTCGGATTTGTTCTTAGAATGCTTCGTACAAGAAATAATATGACGCAGAAGCAGCTTGCCGATACCCTTGGCGTATCGGAGAGTCGCATCGGTATGTACGAACGCTGCCAGCGCGAGCCAGATTTTGAGATGCTGGAAGCAATCGCCGATTACTTTAATGTGGATATGGATTTCCTTACCGGACGTACTGATATCGAGAGACAGTATACATTTTCCCCTGGCTCCGCTCCTCCGGCTCGTGCTCTGGATCCGGATGAGGAGCAGCTTCTTGCGGATTATCATGACGCCTCCGATGAGATCCGCTCTGCCGCGGCCACAATGCTTCACACCTCCGCCGAAGCCAACCGGCAAGATGCCAGATTATCCCGCTCTTCCGTTAGCTGATTCCGGTATTAAAAATCCCCGGGCTTTCACCCGGGGTACGGCTTACAATGTGGCGTTCCTAAGAAATTTTTATCGTTGACCCTATTGATAATATTACTTGTATGTAATAAAATGGAGGCAGGTGAGAATTACTCTTGAACAAAAACAGTGTTCTTAATATGTTGCTGCAGTACCTGAGTGACATCTTGTGTCATGAATGTTTCATTGGTGAGCTTCTGACTCTCATCGCTGGAACCGGATATGAGCCCCGTTTCTTTGGTCTCCTTCAGGCCAGGCTGCAAATACTGTCTGCTTATGGATTGCGCTCTACTGTTGCAAAAGAATTCGAACCTTTATCAGATGGTCTGTACAGTATGCACCTTGCAGGAAAAGATTTTAACATTCGCATCATCTACGCTTTTCTTCCAAACCGGCAGCCGGTTCTTCTCTCTGCCTTTCATGAACGCGGAGGGAAACGTAAGACTGACTACACAAACCATATCCCGGAAGCACGAACTCGCTTTTCCAAGATCAGAAAGGATTATGACGATGGCAAGAAAAAATGATATGAAAGCTCTGTTGGACTCCGCATCTGCATCCATGACACCGGAAGAAACCATTCTTGCCGGTCTCCAGGGTGTGATAGCCGGTACGATTTCTATGAAGCGCCAACTACTCGGCATGACACAGAAAGATCTTGCTGAGAAGCTCAATGTATCTCAGGGTCTGGTATCCAGGTGGGAACGCGCCGAGGCTAACTTTACTCTGGAGACCCTTGTTCGCATTGCTTCAGCCTTGGATTTAAAGCTCCAGTCCCCAGTTGTTCCTGCTTCTCCTCTGTCTTTTTCTTTTGGTGACAGCAACATCTATCCCCATCCGGCATCCTCCGGGCAATGGCAGTCCGGATCCTATATTCCTGAAGTCGAATACGACACCCTGGAAGTCAAGGAGAATTAAGGAGGATTATTATGTACCAGTATTCAAACGCTTTTACGTATACATCTAACCCCGACAATGGTGAGTTCCTGCTGACCTTTCTTCAGCAGCGCCCAGTGTTCAACGAGGACAGAACTGTTACTGGCATTGCCGCAGATACTGTTGCAGAGATTGTTATGAGTCGTGCAGGATTTGAGGCGTTGCGGCAGATGCTGGAGCAGGTTCAGCTTGAGTGAACTGTGGCAATGAAAACTTACTTCAATGAATTCGGTGACGTGATCGACGATCCTTCCTATACCCCGCCGCCGGATGCTTTTGTTTACAGCACCCGCCGTGGTGATTATGTCTTCCCTATGGCCGGGAAGCTTCTCACCGTCACTGCGGAAGGTCCTGATTCTAAGGAGGTGATTACTCATGAAAGTTCCTGAGCCCCATCGTCTTCCATCCGGCAGCTGGTTCATTCAGCTGCGCTTAAACGGCGTCAGTGTTCCCGTGACCGCTGACACAAAGAAGGACTGTATCCGGCAGGCGGAGCTCATCAAGGCCGAGCACCGCTCCGGCAAGCGTGAGATTCGGAAAGCCTCCGTGTCTCCCCCGCTCTCCGCTGTTCTGGATTCCTATATCGACGCGCGCCGTTCCGTGCTCTCTCCTTCCACGATCCGCGGGTATATGGTGATCCGTCGGAACCGCTTTGCCTTCTGCATGGATACTCCGGTTGCCGACATCCCGGATTGGCAGCACCTGATTGACCGTGAATATCTGGCCGGCGTGTCGGCGAAGACTCTGAAGAACTCCTGGTCTCTGGTTGCCTCCGCTCTGGAGTACGCCGGTTATCCGGTTCCGAAGGTCAGGCTGCCGCAGCTGGTTCCGGCTTCCCGTCCGTGGCTGGACGCGGATCAGATCCTCCGCTTTGTTCAGGCCGTGCACGGCTTGCCCTGTGAGATTCCCGCTCTGCTTGCGCTGCATTCCCTCCGGCGCTCCGAGCTGATCGCTCTGACCTGGGACAAGGTGGATCTCCGTTCCAATCGCATCACAGTAGAGGGCAGCGCCGTTCTGGATGCCGACGGCACCATGGTGTATAAAGAAACGAACAAGAGCCGCAACAGTCGCCGGGTCGTTCCGATCATGATCCCCGCTCTGCGCTCCGCTCTTGCCGGGGTTCCTGTGGAGGAACGCACCGGGTATGTTGTCACCTGCAATCCGAACATCATCTGGTACCAGATCAACCGCACCTGTCGCGACGTCGGGCTCCCCGAGGTTGGCGTTCACGGTCTCCGCCACAGCTTCGCTTCCCTTGCTCATCACGTCGGCCTGCCCGAGGATGAGACCATGCTGATCGGCGGTTGGGAAGATGCTCAGACGATGCACAAGATCTATACGCACATTGCCGAAGCCGACCGCCTGAAGGCCGAAAACCTGATGTCCGAGTTCTATTCCAGGGAGCTGAGCTCCGAAAAATGCTAATGAAAATGCTAATGAAATTCAAAGCCCCCAGCAATTACTGGGGGCTTTGCCATGCCTGAAAGGGTTCGAGTCCCTTCAGGCGCACCAAAGTCAGAGAGTCCCGCAACCCTCGTGATTGCGGGACTCTCCCAGTATTTACTGGTGGTTTGGCGATTTAGCCTGTTCGGTTTTTCTTTACATTGGTAAAGCATTTTTTACCTCTGTTAGCATTTTTTGCTAACAAAATGCTAATGAAATTTCCGCCCCTGATCCAGTTTTATCAGGTAGATAACGCAGCCCGGAAGGATTGTTTTCCCTCCGGGCTTTGTCATATTCTGTTGGCTTACGCGCTTTCCTTCAGCTCGTCGGCCGCTCCCAGCGTCAGGCTGCCGTCGGTCTCATTCTCTTCGTCCGTTGTCTGTTCTGTCGCCAGGATCTCGTCCGCTTCCTCCTGCGTCAGTTTGCCCGCTCGAACCATTGCCAGGATCGCTGCCCTGTTATACTTCCGTCGTTTCCACATCTTCAGGACCTGCTCGAACATTCCGCTCTTTCCGCTGGCCGGCGCTTCGAATGCCGCGCCCAGGGCAAGGCCTCCGCCGGAGCTTTTGCCTCCGCCGCCACCGCTGCGTCGTCCTCCGCCTCCTCCGGATTTCTTCTTGGAAGATTTCTTTGTCGTGGTCTCGCCGTCATGCCATGGTGCCCGGCTCAGGTTCTTTTCGCTGTATCCGTCGTTGCTGCTGTCCCAGCCCGCCATCGCCAGTGCGTCCTTCTGCTCCGGTGTCAGATCCAGGCTGTCGATCACCGCGAAGATCTTGTCCATCTTGCTGCCCATTATCGACTTGCCGTTCTCATCCACGTCCGCCTTGATGTCCTTCACCTGTTCAACGAAGTCGAGGTAGGCTTTCTTGTCAATCTCTGCCGCTTCCAGCTCGCTGAACCACTTCTTTGCCTGCCACGGCGTCACCGCATCCAGGTTCTCGGTATCGTCCCCGATAAAGTCCCAGCGAATCAGACTGTTCTCTGCGCTCTCTTCGGTCTTGCTGTAGCCATACTCCAGCATCATGTTCTTCATCTCGTCCCGGCTGTAGTCACCACGAATGTACATGTCCTGCAGGTCGGCGCGTTCCCTTTCGTGGCCGGTTGCCTTCCGGAATGCGATCTTATTCGCCGCATCCTCGGCGTCCTCCTGGCTCTTCCCGCCGTACTTCATGTACATGTCAACGGCTTCTTCCTGCGTGATGTCTCCATAGAAGAACATGTCCCCGATCTCGCTGTACGCGATACCGGTCTCAATGTCGCTGGTCCACTTCTGCACCTGCGCCTCTGCCTTCTCCTCAGCCATGCCGCCATAAGTCACGAGCATATCTTTTGCCTGTTCCCTGGTGATATCTCCGGCCGTGTATGCATCGCTGATTCCGCTGTACGGGATCCCGGTCTCCAGCTCGCAGCTCCATTTCTGCACCTGCTCTTCCGCTTTCCGCTCGATCATCCCGCCGTACTCCATCAGCATTTGCACAGCTGTTGCCCTGTCAACGGGTTCTTTCTCTTCCTCGCCCAGGTACCGCTTCTCGATTTCCCAGGAGACTGCGGTGCTGATGCTGCTCTGCTTGAACCGCAGATCCTCCAGTTCTCCCTGTGCTGCCTCAAACTCCGCTTTGTCCCCGGCGTTCATGGCTGCCAGCATCCTCTCATACTTGTCCGGATGTGCCCAGACGTATGCCTTCTGCCTCGCGTCATTCTCGTCCTCGGCCAGCTCCTGCTGCAGCAAGAGGTCAATCGCTTCGTCCTCGGTGAGGTATCCGTCCTTTACTGCGTACTGGATCTTCTTCTCCGGTCCCGGATCATAGGTCTGGATCTTCATGCCCTGGCTAATTTCGCCAACCGTGCTGTTCCAGATTGCCACACCGTCGCGGATCGCGTTGCCGATCGGCAGTCCTGTCAGCTGACTCACTGCGCGCAGGCCGTTATAGATCTTGCCCCAGCCGGTCATGTTCCCGTTGTAGGTGATCCTGGTCGGCTCATCCTGCCAGCCTGCCTTCAGCCTCAGGCTTTCGTATGCGATCTCTCCTGCCTTAATGATGCTCGCCATCCACTCGGTGTCCATCCGGCTGGTGCTCTGTCCGGACAGCATAGCAAAGAAGTCCTTGATCACCGGCAGCTTGTTGTGAACCAGAAGATCCTGCATCAGGTTCCCGTTCATTCCAGCTTTGATGTTCTCCCATGTTGTGGCGTCCGGATCCTTCAGGTTGATGCCCAGCAGCTTCTCCGCGAAGCGTTCCAGATACGTCGCGTACTCATCGTCATCTCTGGCAGCATCGACCAGGCTCTCTGCCACCGCGCTCAGGATTGCCGTCGCGAAGTACGCACCCGCAGTTTTTTGGATGATCGGTGCGCTCTTCTTCCAGGCTTTCTCTCTCGCCTCCTTCAGGGCCGTCTTGTCCTTCGGGTTCTTGCCCTCCATGTTCTTCCGGGTTTCGTTCTCGTAGCTTGTGTACGCGTCCAGCAGCATGTTGTAGCTCAGCGTCGGTTCCGACATAAACGCCGTTACCATACCCGCGTATGCTCCCTTCTGCCGCATCACGTGGCTTCTGGTCATCGTGCTGTCCATGACCTGTGTCCGGTAGATCACCTCGCGGAACCGGTTGGCTGTGGCTGCCATGAGCTCGTCCCCCGTCAGTCCCTTGTCTTCCTGTTCAGCACGGCACGCGTTCCAGATCGCGCCCCATGTGGCCTTGTCTCCCAGTTCTGCTCCTTTCATGGAGATCTCCTGAATCTGTTCCTTCAGGCCGTCCGTGTGCTTGATCATCTCCCGGAGTCCCGCGTTGATGTTCGTGTCGTAGAAGCCCAGGTCTTTCCAGACCGCGGTTCCGCTCCACTTTGCCGCTTCCTCTCGGCCCTGCTTGTTGTTCATGGTGAGGCCCTTGATCAGGTACTTCCTGTCCAGGACCGCTCCCGCCCGGAGATAGCTGGTCGGCTGCAGCAGCGCCACGCGCAGGTTTGCGCCGACAGCTGCCACCTTGTAGCTCGACAGCGCCCGGCTGCCCAGCTCCTCGCCGCGTCCGCCTTCCTTTACGCCGTTGAGGTCCTGCATGAAGGTTATAAAGTATTTCTGTGCTTCCTTGCCGAAGGCCCGCTCCGCGCTCTTCTGTACGCTCTCGTACCCGTACTGCCCCGCCTCGTTCAGTTCGCTGGTCTGGCTGAAGCTGAACCACTTCATCGCGTCCAGCATCGGCAGGCCCAGCCCGTTGTACTTGGCCATGTCCGCCATGTGGTTTGCGAACACGTCGAAGATGTTGTCCAGGACAATGCTGTTGGATGCGTTCCTCGTTGTGTTCTTGGTGAAGCTCATGTTCAGCAGGCGGTAGAGGTTTGCCGTGTCGCTCTCCTGGCTCCGCGGCGGTCGTGACCGGTCGTCGGTCCGGATCGGGAAGTAGTTCTCCTCCGTGAAGCTCCGGATCCCGAATCGCTTCATGCTGACCTCGTTGCCCCAGTCGGACCCCACCGTGTTCATGTACTTCTGTAGCGCGTCGGCAATCTCCCGGTCTCTCGGTGTCAGGACCTTGAACATCTCCGTCAGATCCGCCGGGTCGATCAGGTAGTTCTCCGCCTGCGTTATCGTCCGCTTTCCGTCTTCGTAATCCGCGATCCGGATGCCGGCGCCCAGGATGTGTCCCTGTGCCTGCGGCCGCTTCCACAGGCAGTACAGGCTCATGATCTGCGCCTTGCTCATGGTTACCGTCTCCGGTTTGTCGAATCCTGCGCTCAGGTCTCCCCGCCGTCTCAGGTGGAATGTGTGGATGGATTCCTGTATTTCCTTTGCTTCCTCTGCCGTATAGGTGTCGTTGGCAAAGTCCACTACCTGCTTCGCGTTCATGGCGAACTTGTCCCAGCCGTCCTGGATCCGCTCGAACACTCTCTGCCCCGCTTTGCCCAGGCGTTTAAAGAAGTAATACGGCGTCGTGTTCTGGAACCGCAGGAAGTTGTTCATCATATTGCGGAGTTTCTTTCGTTCTCGGTCAGCGCCCAGGCTGTCGATTTCCCGGATTCCTTCGGATGCCTCCTCGCTCACCTTCGCCCCGCGCGCGTCGCTCAGCAGTTCGTTCGCGTTCGTGATGGCAGACGACAGTACTGTCAGAATCTCGTCCAGTCTCTGCAGTTCCTCAACCCCCATCATGTTCGGGTTCCAGACCTGGCCTCTTGCTTCGGCTTCGTCCATTGCTTTCTTCACATCGGCCAAATGCTCATTCAGTTCTTTCTGGATATCTGACGGCAGGTCGAGATACATTCCATTCCACTCGTCGGATACTCCGGCCATATAGGCGTTCTGTTCTGCTACGGTCTTTGCGATCTCCTGCATGTTCCACAGGTACCGTTCCTTCTGGTGCTTCTCCATTCCGCCGGACAGGTCGAGATCCAGCAGCACCTTTCCGATGGATTCCTTCAGCGGTTCCGGAATCGGGTTCTTTCCGCTGTTCTCCGTCAGGTACTTGATGAGTCTCTTTCCGGTCTGGTCGATCCTCTTCCGCAGCTTCTGCTTTTCCTCCCGGCCGCGGATGTCCTCTCTCTGTTTCTGCAGAGCCGCTCTCACTTCGTTCCGCTGCATTTGCTCCATGCTCCGGATCTTCTGCTTGGCTTCCCGTTTCACTTCACGCAGCTGCTGCTCCGCTCGGTTCATTCTCTGCTTGACTCTCTGATAGTTTCGGTCCGCTCTGGTGAGCTCTTCGCCCAGGCTGCCGAACAGCAGCTCGTCCGTGATGCGGTTGATGTAGTATTGCTCTGCCATCTCCGCTTCTGTCGGATCCGCGAAGTTGTACGCCTTCTGTTCGCCCAGGCTGTCCAGCGCCTCCAGGATCCGGTTGACCTGATCGCTGCCGGCGGTAATGTCTGACGGGAACAGGCCTTCTCCGAATTCCCCGTTCAGGGTCTGGTATACCGTGTCGATGTCCTGGCCTTCCTTGGAGAATGTCAGCTTCCCGATCTGCTGCTTCCGGAAGCTGTTCCAGTCTCCGATGTCTCCCGTCCACATGGGATCCGGCCGGATCTTCAGCTCCTTCAGTCTGGATCTCAGCGCGTCCCTTGTGTCCTTCTCCGGGTCCAGCACGGTGTAGCTGTTGTCTACCAGCTCGGCTGCAATCTCCCCGGCCTTCTCCCGAACCTCGTTCCAGCTCATGCCGTAGCCTCGGTTGTTGCTTACGACGTAATCCGCCAGGGCTTGAACCTTTTCCTGCAGTCCTGCCCGGTCTCCCATGAATTCCGCATGCTCGGCAAGATCTCTGGCGATCCGCTGCACGTCGCTGCGCTTCGCTTTCTGTTCGCCCTCGCCGGTGATTCTTCCCTGCTTCTTCCAGTACTCGGCGTACTTCTCCAGCTGCCGGTTCATTTCCTGCAGCTCCCGGATTGTCCGGTCCTTCTCGTCCTCCGGGAGTGTCGTCTGACCTCCGACTTCTTCCTCCTGCTCGCCGACACGCAGGCCATCCTCTCCGGTTTCGTCGGTCTCCGGTTCCGATGCCTCCAGCGCCTCTGCCTCCTGCGTCTCCAGTTTCGCCGCGATCTCCGTCAGCTCGTTGTAACGGTTCTCTACCTGTTCCAGGCGGAACGCTCTGTCGCGCACTTCGTCTTCTGTATAGGTTTCGTCGCTGCCCGGCAGACGGTACGCGCCATCCTGGCTGTACAGGTTTCCGAAGAATTCGTTCAGCTCGTCCCGCTCCGCTGTCACCTGGTTGAGTTCCTCGCGGATGTTGTCCTCATCCATGGAGTAGAACACTTCACTTGAGCGCGGATCCTCCAGTCTGCGAAGGAAGTCTCTTGCCTCCGTCAGTTCCGGTTCCATCAGTTTCCCGCTGTCCAGCAGGCCCCGCAGATATTCCTTCTCCTTTTCCTGGTTCTCCTGTGCCTGCCAGAAATCGCTGTTGCCTGCGTCGAACAGGTCGCCCGGCTGATACCCCGGATAGTAAAGACTCGGGTGTCTTCTGTCGTACCATCTGGAGAAGGCGTCCTTTGTGTCGCTTCCCCGCCTGGTAAAGTTCTGCTGATCCTCCGCGCTCAGGTGTGGCAGCAGCCGCTCCATCAGCAGGAAGCTTTCCTCTCTTGCTTCCCCGGTCTGATCCATGGCGATGTTCCGGATCCTGTCCAGCACCTCGCCTGCAGCGTTCATGTCCCCGATGTCGCTCAGTGTTCCGTACGGGCTGAAGTCCAGCCACCCGTCAATGTCTTCCTCGCCGATCCAGTTCTCATCCGCCTCGTCGATGTTCCGGAAGTATTCCTTCACATCCTCCGTCAGCTCGCTTGCCTCTTCCGTTCTCTCCCGGATCCTGCGGTCCCATGTACTCCGCTCCATCTCCCCGCCGGAGATCTCGTCCATGGTAACCTGATCTTCGTCCAGAGAGAATTTCTGCTTGCTTTCCTCAGTGGACTGTGGTACAGTAGGTTCAGCACCAGGCGCTTGAGAGCCTTCGGTTTTGGCCGTACGGGTCGGGGCATTTGCATCGGCCGCGTTCTCTCCGCCTGGATTATTTTTAATAACCGCAGAGACGATATACATGCTTTTTGCTTTTGTCTCTGGCACAGCTTCGACGACATAATAAGTGCCGTCGATTTTTTTCTTGAACTGTATTGTCCTTGCCGGCCCCTGTTTGCTCCCTGGGAGATTAGTTCTGTATCCTTTTGACTTCTTTCCAGCAGCTGCGCTGTCATAGTTGTCGAGAACATATTGTAATCTTCCAAGGTCTTTTAGATCTGCAAGGGTCCTGTTGCTCTCGCGCTCAGCTCCTGCCCCGTGGCGGATGTCAATATGTTTCAGCTGGTTCCCTTGTAGTTTATTGCTGTATCCGCTCGCGTCGATTCCAAGTAGCCTTTCGACATCATTTATCATTCTATCGCTTGCTGGTTTTAGATTGTAAATCATGCCGTTAGCTTTATCTTCTTCTGCAAGCAGTGCGTCAAGAGCAAACTGAACAAGGTCTTCATCTACAGCTTGCTGATATTCCGTTATCGCTTTCATCTGCTCTGTTGTGTGGGTGTTCGGGTCGGAGTTTACATTCGTCTCTTCCGCGTAGCTGTACCTTTCCGGTGGCCCTCTGGTCTGCCTGGGCCCGTTCGTCCTCTGGTTGTCCTGCCGCTCGTTCAGTGTATTCCAGGTGGTGGAGGCAAGCCGGTTCGCTTTAGCTCCGAACTCATTCATCCATCCGTTGGCGTCCGCGAAGATCTCCTCCAGAATCTCAAGTGCCGCGTCATCCAAGGCGCTGACGGTTCCCTCGAGATCGTTGATTCCCCTTCGCGCAATAATGTAGTTCCGGAAGATGCGCTCTACCTCGGAGCGTCCGAATCGCCGAATGGCTCTGTCCCGGATCGCTTCTACCAGTCCCGGATCCTGATCTGCCAGGGCGTGGAACTGCTCGTGCCTCAGGATCTGTATCGGCTCATACTGTCTGTGGTCGATCCGAACGACGATCCTCCGGTTCTCTGCGTCATAGAACCCTCTCACGTTCCGGACTCTTCCGTCGCTTCCCATGACCTGCATCGGTCCTGCCACAAACTGAATGTCGCATCCGGTGGACTGGGAATATCCATATCGCATGTCCCGCAGCTCCGGTGTCAGCATTTCATCCGGCACCTCGTAGAACGTCGGTTTGTCCGTTCCGGTTTTCAGTCCGATTTCCCTGCTGCTTATTTGCCGGGCTCCGCTCCTCCGTAGAACATCTCCAATACTCTGGCCAGCAGTTCTCCTTCCTTCTCCGTCAGCTCCTGTGATTCCTCTTCCTGTCCCTGGATCCAGTCGTCCAGCTTCTCCTCCGGTACGTCCACCAGCATTCCGTTGTCCGCTTCCATCAGAAGCAGTGGCCCCTTCGGTGGTGACGGCAGGCGCAGTCCCGGCACCGGCAGTTCCTTCGTCAGCCGCTCCGACTCTGAGGCTTTGTTCTCCTGCGGCCGGCTGCGTTTCTGTCTGGCCCAGTAGTCCCTGTTCTTCCTGCGCTGCGTTTTGCTCGACCGTTTCATTTCTTGTTCCTCCTAAATTGTTGTTGCGATTTTCTGTCGCCTGTGGTACAGTTATCCCAGAAGGTTCATCAGACCCCCTGGTTACTCCGTCTTGAACGGTACGCCCAGATTTTGTGGCGTCTGGTTGAGCCCTATCAATGGGAGCTGTACCCCCGCTTCGTTCTGGACGTTGGCCCTTGGCCGACTCCATGTCGGCAGTAGGACGCGAGGGCAGGCTCCCTTTCATTTTCCACATATCGTCAAAGGCAAGTGCCTTCTTCTTTGTGGAATAGCCCTCCAATACGACGTATTGTCCATCCATGTTTTTTACGAAGTAGAATGCTTGCCGTCCATTTCCATCCAATTGCTCGCTCAGCCAGATATCATCCGGGTCAGAAACAATCTCCGGGATGAGTTCGAGATCTCCCTCAGTGATCGGTATCTGCCCCCGCAGCTGCTCTCGCACTGGATCGGAATGTCTCTTGTAGGAATGCCAGATTTCGGAACTGAACGCCATGGAGCTGAAGCCCTCGACATTCGTTCCGGTTTTTCTTTGCATCAGATCTACAATCTTCTGCTTCAGCCTTCCCATGTACAGCCTGCCTCCCTCGGTTCCTTTGGAGCCGATTGCCTCGTCAACGAAGCTCTTCATGGTGGCGTTGTATCCTAGTACTTTGTCTTTTCCGCTCCTTGTGAGATTGTCGATTTCGTGTTCGTTGTATTCGTCAAACATGCTGGTCGCCGTTGTGCTTCCAGCATTTCTTATTTCTTCCCCGTCTTCCTCTGCGGACAGTCTTTCCGGCTCTCTTATCCGGTTGTAGAGTTTATCGAACGCTTCCTCCCGCTCCCCCTCCGACATTTCCTCGTAGGTCTTTTCCGTGACTTCCCGTGCGGTTTCCGCAATGGCTGCGTCTTCCTGCGCCCTGGTAGTTTCTTCTGCCCTTCTCTCTCCGTCCGCCTGCTGCTCCTCCGGTGTAGCCTGCGTATCTCTTGCGTTCTCCGTCTCGCCCAGAGTAAGCCTCGATGCTTCCTCCGCATCTCGCGCCCGCAGTTCTTCGTTCGCCGCCCGGTCCGCTCCGTTGACGAATCCCATCGTTCCGCCCAGGCTGCCGATGGCCGTGCCGATCAGGAAGTCATATACCACCTCCGCTGGATCCATGTTCCGGTACAGTTGCCCCAGGCTGTCCTGTCGGTTATAGATTTTCTCCGCGATCGGTGCCAGTAGGTCAGAGATTGCTTCCTCGATGCCTTCTCCCGCAGCTCCTGCCAGAAATCGCGCAAGGCTTCGCCCGGTATCGGACCGCACTACCTTCCGGATGACCTCTTCCGTGATGTCGTCTGCGATACCTTTGCCGTATACCTTGGACAGCACGCTGGACACGCCGTTGCCCAGGAGCTCTGTTCCCACTTCAATGCCGCCCTTGGTCGCGCCGTACCAGAACTGTTCTCCTGTGTTTGCCCCGTTCAGTCTCGCTTCTCTCGCTGCGGATCCGGCGGAACGCGCGTACATGCTGATCAGGCCACTGCCCAGCACCTGCCCCGCTGCGGCGTCGTAGCCCATCTGGATCAGGTTCGTTGCGATGTCGACGCCCGCTTTGCCCAGGCTCCCCAGTCCCGCCTTTGCCTGCTCCAGGTCCTTTGCCGCGCTCTCTCCCAGTCGGTCCGCCGTCTCTTGCAGTTTCTCCCCGCCGGTCTTCAGATACTCAAACTGCTTCAGCGCTCCCTCGTCCCGCTCCTGCTGGATCTGTCCCGCCGTGATTTCGTCCGTTGCCCAGCCGGCATAAGGGTTCGTGTCCACGCCTTCGTACAGTGTCATGAGGTCCGTGCCGGCGCGGTTAATGAGCCCGCTCAGGTAATCCCCTGTTGCCGCGCCGAAGACGTTTCTCGCCCGGTCCGCTGCGCCGTAGCTCTGCGGGCCGTAACCTGCTGCAGCGTCTCCGGCTTCCAGCGTCCGGATAATCTCAGCCCTTCTCTCCTCCTGCCGGTTTGCCTCGTCCGGATCCGCGACGTATCCGCTGTTCCGTTCCATCTCGTCCAGTTCATCCAGCAGTTTCTTTCGGTCCTCTCCATATTGCTTCCGCTGGCTCTCGTACCGGCTCATGGTTTTCTGGATGGTCGCCTGATTCTGCTGTGTCTGCAGCTGCTGCGCCGTGCTCTGCATTTCCCGGATCTTCCCGTTCATGTTTGTCGTGGAGCTCCGGCTGGTCGTGCTTCTCCTGCTCGGGCCTCTGGTCTCCGGTACCAGCGTGTCCTTCGCAATGTTGTCCTTTATCTCGCTGCTCTGTGTTCCTCCGGTGAGGCTGCGGTTTGTCAGCGGGGTGTCCCTTCCGATCACCTGCCGCACCATTGTTCCCGGCCGTGTCGGATCCGCTTCCCACTGGCCCAGCTGCAGTCCGCCGCTCTGTCCGTCCCCGGCTCCTCTTCCGGTGTATATGTTCGCT